GCTGTCTCCACTTGCTTACGCGGTCTTTTTTATATTTATGTCAGTCTGGAGCACTTGCACATACAAGACAACGATACCAAGAAGATTATACGAGATAAATCCCAAACTACTAGAGGCCTTCTATGGAACACATATAAACCAGGTTCTGAAGACAGATGTGAAGCTTAGTAATTTGCCTGATAATGCCACATGGGAGAATTTAGCTTCAGAATGTCACTGGTCATTTTCCTCGTCTCCAATAGCAACAGTCAATGGGTTCCTGACGAGATTCAAGGCTGTTAAGTACCATTACAGGGGGACATGTGCCATATACAAGATGGTGAAGGCGACTTACAAGAGTCATATCACTGCACCTGTAACTAAGAAATATAACAAAGCGTATATGGCAGCACATTATTTCGTAGATTCTACAATACCATACTCACAGATAACTCCACGTTCAATGAGGTCTCAGTATGACATGATAGACAAACGACTAATCAGAGAGGCGCAGAGAATTTCATCCGTGGCAGATGCTTTCAAGAATATGAAGAAAGCAATGCGTGCTCGGATGGACGAACCTATTGAAGCTAAAACTAGGAAGTTATTCGGAGACTCTGTCCTATGTTACGAATTCTGGATATATGGTGATCTGGTATTTGCCATCGGAAAAGAAGAGTACTCAAATCAGTGCTTAATCTTGGCTCGGGAACACATCACCTTGCTAATCGCAGCATTACTGAGAATAGCTAATATCTTCAAGTACATAGGGTGCTGTTATAGAGATGACTCAATATCCTCTAGAGCAATCATAAAAGTCCTAGAGCAAACCATAAAGAAAGCTGGAGATTCCAACAATACATCCTGTTTCACTGTAGCACGAGCTTTCCATAAAGCTAAGGCATACACCCGGGCAAAATTCCTCGGCAGTCTAATAGATGGTACATTCAAATCAATGGAAGAGGATTTCTTTGCTGACGGTCTTGGAAAGCATCTGAACTTGAAGCTATATGCAAAAGAGGCTTTGAAGCATCATCCGTCATTACTTCTGGACGTTTTAGATATATACAGATGGATGCCACCTCCAGATTTTGACTGCTATAAAGCCTTCCAGAAATATTACGACTATCATCATTCAACGAGGTCGAGTGGTGCAGACACTAATGCAACTAATCAGATGCGGGAGTACTGGGCGAGCATAAAGTTAGAGAGGAAGCGAAATCTGTTAGCTGCTTATAAGGCTAGATACTCGTATTACCCTGTCACACTAGAGAAGAAAGGAGAGAATCCAACCGATGACGAGATAGCAGCATGGGATCACAGAGGACTGCTTGACTACACGAGGTATCGAAAAGACCTCTCTAAGCAAGTCAAAGATAAGGCTACAATATGTGCGTCAATGGACATGGAGATAGAAGAATCCAGAAAAGTGGACCGTGATCCTTTTAAGAAGAATTACTTACTATGGTTTCTCATGAATAATAAGAAGGTAGACTTGGCCGAGATTGACATGAAATCCAGTGGGGAAGAAAATATCGTCAAAGGAGCCTACAAGGCGGAATCCCACAAACCAGATTCACGAATATTCGGTATGGCACCACCGTATAGAAGGACTTTACTTGGAGAAGTTGAAGGCAACCTGTCTCGCATTGCTACATTTTGGCCTGGATCTTTGATGGGGAAAAACACTGTCGCTAAGACTGCGCATATGAGGGACCTCTTTGATTCATTAAAGACAGTGACAGATAGATACGAAAAGTACACTACTGTGTTCATCCAATTCGATTTGGCCAAGTTCTCTACAAGATCTAATGGTAACGTTACGAAAGATTACCACTCTTTTTGGGGAGAAGTGTACGGAGAAGAGAGGGTGACTAATGCATTTGAACTTGGGTGTAAATCTAAGATACTCCATACGACAGAAGGAATCGTGATGCATTATCAAAACAAAGGTGCCGACATAGAAGGGTTCCGTGGACGGATGCAGACAATGTTCCATGCTGATATGATGTCTGCAGCTGTGAGAATTGCCAAGAGGAGAAAAGTGATATATGGTGGTGCGAAATTGGCTGTCTTTATAGATGACGGTGCACTTAAAGTAGCTATACCTCATATGCGAGATGGTAAAGAGACAGAAGAAAACTTCAAGAAGAACGCGAATGAATTCCTACAGATTATGTCTGATGTTTATGCTGCAGGTGGGCAAGAGCTTCATCCCGACAAGACTATAGTGAGTATTGAAGGAGGTGAAATGCTGTCTGAACTCTATTACCGGAGAGTTAAGATACCTGCAGGCCTAAAAGCAGCAATGAGATTATACTCAGACGTAGAGACACCAACAGCAGCCTTAAGTGAGGACTTGATGGCTCTAGCGTCAACTAGTCAAGGGATGGTAAAAGCAGGTGCTGATGTTGCGGGTTCTTACTTTATGTATGCTATGTCATGCTACGAATACCTGGGATCTATGGCTATGAAGAACTTTGGGCGCGTCTCAGACGAGCGGCTTGCCATCCTAGGCATGATCCCAAAATCCTTTGGTGGGCTTGGTATGATGTCTATACAAGCAATATGCTCAACCACAGAGCAGAATGCCACCTCCATGGGGTTAGCAATGTTGAATTCACTTTGTAAGAGTAGAGCAGGAGCTGTCCAGATTGTGAAGAACTTAATGAATAAAGGTTTTATTCAGAATGACAATTTGACAAAGCTCCGGACTCCCATGCGAGTTAGACTTGCGACCCCGGTATTGGTAGAGAGTAGACTTAAACAGGAAGTTATCGAAGTACTCTCTAAAGGATCAAAGAGATTCAAAGCTGTCCTAAACGATTTCAATGATATTGACTTGAAGAAACATGCAGAATCGGTTGCTGATGCATTATTCACTAGTAAGATTGTCTCCCTACAGACAATTCAACGTGTCTGGGCATTGACCCCGCTTGCATATGTCGAATCTTTAATAGCTAAATTCAAGAGTTCACAAAGTGTCCAGGGATTGATAGGGCATGCCATGGTTAGGAAGATCAGGAAACGTAACCGAAATGATGTGGATGAAATACTCAAGGCTATTATAGTGTTGTAGAAGTGAAGTTCCAAAGTATTCCAGGAATGATCTTCTAATAAAGTGTGACTCACCCACCCCGAAGCGGGAAACTCTTTGACGAGAGCTGAC